GTTTCGTGTGCCATCAGGTGACCTAGACATTACACTTAACTAATTAAGTAAATGGCTTTTGAGTATGGTGAATCGTATTTCGGTTTACGTACATTTGGCTCAAGTCTAGGTGAAGTACAGGATGCTTCAGCTACAGTAACTGCTACGTCAGGTGCTAATGGTGTTAACTGGATAGTTAACTTAGGTAGTGGTGTAATAACACTTACTGCAACATCAAGCTCAACTTGTAGTGGTGAATCAGTTATTATTGAGGAAACCGATACTAGAAACTATGGTGATTGGAACTATGGTGTCGGTGTCTTTAATGGTGGACAGGATGATTTACAGACTGTAGTAACAGCTACATCTAGTGCTACAGCAGATGCTAAACGTGTTCGAGTAGCTTCAGCTACTGTAACTGTTGCTTCAGGATTTAGCGCAAATGCAAGACGTATACCTGAAGGATCAGTATTAGTTTCAGGTGCTTCAACAACTACCATTAACACGACAGCAAATGGAACTAGACGTAGAATAGGTTCTGCTACAGTTAGTGTAGTTGCAACTACAACGCAAAGTGCTATGCGTGTTCGCACAAGTCCACAAACAGCAAATGCAGTTGTCACATCTACATCTAGTGGAGTATTTGCTATTAGTGCATCAGCTACTGTTAGCGTTGCATCAACAAGCGCAGCAATATGTAATCGTGTTAGGTTTGGATCAGGTGTACCAACAGCAGTAGCTAGTATTACCGTACTTGGATTTGCTACAAGAGGTGGTATTGCATCAACGGGAAGCACTCATACAAACGAGGTGACTGTTGCTAGTGTGAGTGGCTCTAACAAATACTTTATAAATGGTGTACAACAAGAAACAATACAGCTTGTTGAAGGTAACACTTATGTGTTTAATTACCCATCAGAACATCCACTAAGATTTTCAACAACGTCTAATGGAACACATGCAAGTGGCACAGAATATACAACAGGTGTAACTCATAACTCATCAACGCAATCTACTATTGTTGTAGCAGATGGAACACCTGATCTGTATTATTATTGTTCATTACACTCAGGTATGGGAGGTTCAGCGCCCACACCAAACAATTCTGTTAACTCTAGTATAACAAGCGACTCAGAAAAAATATTTCAAGGTCATGCAGTTGCGCAACCTGAAGCAAGTGTTAGCGCTACGTGTAATAGAGTACAACGAACAGGTGGTGCAGTATCATCAACATCGGTAACAACTACAGTTGGTCGAGAAAAATGGGAAGTAATACCACCTACATCGATAACATGGACACAAATAGCGGCATAATATTATGGCATTAATACCACTAGACATACCACCAGGTCAATACAGAAATGGCACAGACTTTCAAGCATCAAACAGATGGCGAGATGCTAGTTTAGTAAGATGGCATGATGGATCAATGCGACCAGTTGGTGGATGGACAACTAGAAAAGCTAGTGCATTTGCATCAGCGCCTAGAGCAATGATTTCGTTTCTTGATAATTCTAGTGATGAATACTTAGTAGGTGCAACATACAACAAACTGTATTATGTAAATCCTTCACATACAGTTTACGACATAACCCCTTCAGGACTTACATCAGGAAATTTAGATGGTTCACTTAACTTAGGCTATGGTGGTGGTTTTTATGGGTATGGTAATTGGTCTACAGCTCCGACATCATCAGGTATTTATCAAGAAGCTACTACGTGGTCACTAGATACATGGGGTGAATATCTTATGGCTTGTTCATCAAAAGATGGCAAGATATATGAATGGCAATTAAACACAGGAGTCGCAGCACAACAAGTTAGCAACGCACCAGTAAGTAATAAAGGTTTAGTAGTTACAGAAGAAAGGTTTGTATTTGCACTTGGATCAGGTGGTAATCCACGCAAAGTTGCATGGTGTGATCAAGAAAACAATACTGTATGGACACCAACTGCTACAAACCAAGCAGGTGATTTTGAATTACAGACTGTTGGTCAAATAATGTTAGGTCTGAGAATGCGTGGTAGAACATTAATTCTTACAGATAATGATGCCCATGTAGCAACGTACTCAGGCGCACCATTTGTTTATGGATTTGAAAGAGTAGGTACAGCTTGTGGTGTAGCATCAAGACGTGGAGCAGTAGCAATTGACGAAGGCGCTTTTTGGATTGGTAAGCGTGGTTTCTTTACATTTGATGGTTCAGTAGCAAAAGAAATTAATTGTGAAGTAGCAGATTATGTGTTTGACGATATAAATCAATCTCAAATTAGCAAAGTATACGCATTACACAATTCACAACATAGTGAAATATGGTGGTTTTACCCATCAGGAACGTCAAACGAAAATGACAGATATGTTGCTCTTGACTATAAAGAAGGTCATTGGTCTACTGGTGAATTAGATAGAACTGCTGGTGTAGATCAAGGAGTATTCAGCAACCCAATATGGGCAGATGCTAGTGGCAACCTCTACAATCAAGAAACAGGTTACACGCACACAGGCTCAACAAAACCATACGCAGAGTCAGGATCAATTAGCATTGGTAACGGTGATAGCATAATGAAAGTCACACAGCTTATACCTGACGAAAAAACACAAGGACAAGTAGAAGTTACATTTAAGACACGTTTTTATCCAAACGATACTGAGTCCTCACACGGTGCATATACTCTTGGTAATCCTACAGATGTGCGATTTCAGGGTAGACAAGTGCGTATAAAAGTACAAGGCACAGGTAACGAAAACTGGAGATCAGGTGTTATGAGAATAGAAGCAAGTGCAGGAGGTAGGCGATGAGTACACAAACTCCTCCACCACCATTAGGATCAGATTGGAAACCGTGGGGTGAAAGATTAAACAGTTTTTTAACAACAACAAGAAACAAGCTACAGTTTTACAACTCTGACAGCAAAGCTACACAAGATGGCATAATTATGTGGGATGAAGCACAAAATGCTGTTGTAGTAAGTAAAAACGGTGCTTGGGTTAAATTAAAATACGATCCATGAAGTTAGAAGAAGAATTAATCAGATGTAAAGACTGGATACAGTCAGCTTTAAACAAAGGTGGTAATACTCATGAGTTTAAAGATGTAGTTGATGGGATAATACGAGGAGATTTTCAACTATGGTTAGGCGCAAACGGTTGTGCAGTAACTGAAATAGTAGTGTATCCTAATAAGAAAGTCCTTCACGTTTTTCTNGCAGGGGGAGATCAAGGACAAGGAATAGAACAAATTACTGACATGCATGATGATGCAATGGCATGGGGTAAACAGCAAGGTTGTGATGGTATGACCGTTACAGGTCGCAGAGGTTGGAAGAAAGTTTTAGCTTCTAAAGGTTGGAAAGAACAATTCACAACATTATTAAAGGAGTTTTGACATGAGTAGTGGTGGNGGAAAAGGTGGTAAAAATACAGAGCAAACAGATAGAGATATACCTGANTGGCTAAAACAACCAGCNATTAGGAATCTACAACGTGCTGAAGATGTACAACGCATAGAATATATGCCTTATCGTGGTGCTGAAATCGCAGCATTNAANGATGTACAAAATCTTGCAATGAACAACAATCTTNATACAGCTAGAGCGTTTGGGTTGCTTGATCCNAGTAGTACACTTACTGCTGAGAGTCAAATGCCTACACCAACAGAGTTTGATGGTGGTTTTAGAGGATATTCTTCTATGTCGTTATACGATCAAGCACTTGCTGAAACAAAAGCACAACAACCAGGTGCTATTGCACAGTATGAAGCTCTATTTGGCGCACCTGCTATGGCACAGCTAAACGCACAAAGAAATGCTGCAAGTAGGAGTAGAAGTGGCGCACCATCAATTAGACCACAAACACCTAGTAACTTCACACCTAACTACGATGATCCTTACTTTCAATCTCAAACGCATAGAGATGAAATTAATGCTACAGGAGAAGGAAGCTCAACATCTATATTAGATGCTTCATATGGTGGTGTTACACCAACTGGAACAGATTATTCATCAATTAAAGCAGGTATTGATGCACAAAAAAATTATGAACAAGCAGCGGGTATAGGAAGATTTACTCCTACACCTTTTAGTGGGAATCCACACATGGGAAAGTAACAGGGAGCGGTGCAGCTCCCGTATCTGAACCTTTGATTATAGCTGGACCATATGACAAAACGGAATATGATAATGCAACAAAAAAATTCTTTGCTGACAGAACACAACAAGGTGGTAACCCACATGAAAGATCATCGGTTAAAAATTTAGGGGGTGGCATAACAAATGTTAGTCATCCAATATCAGATAAAGGAATGGGATTATTATTAAAAACTAGGAATCGATAGGAGATAAGAAATGGCAGGATCACCAATGACAGGAGGGCAAACACAAAAAGCTAATCCTATGGATCAAGGTAGATATGTAGGCAACCCAAATCATATTGCTCAACAACAAGCAATTAAAAATAATCCAAACATTTTAAACGCACAACTAAATACACCTGGATTACAAGGATTGCGAGATGCTAATGGTAATTTAGTGACTAATAATGTTGCTTACGGAGATGGAAGTGCAAACAATCAATCGTTTATGCAAATGCCTAATCGAACAGCACCAATGAACATTAATACAATGGCGGCACAAGGTATTAAAGGTGCAGGCATGGGTACTGTAGCAGGAATGGGATACCAACCCGAAAGAGTTAATGTAGCAGGTAATAGTAGCGCAGTAACACCAACAACTATAACTGGCACAAACGTGTCAGGAACTAATGTATCTCCAATGGGTTTAAGTAATACGGTTACAGCTAATCAATTAGCAAATACATCGTTAAATCCTTACATGAATCCTTACACAGATGAAGTTATTAGAGCTAATGAAGCTGACATCATGCGAGGTGCAAATTTAGGACTAGGCGCTTTACAAAGCCAAGCTCAAGCATCAGGTGCATTTGGTGGCTCACGTCATGGTGTAGCAATGGGTGAAATAGGTAGAGAAACGCTAGATCAACTTGCAAGATCATCAAGTGGATTAAGACAAGCTAATTTCCAACAAGCTCAACAATCAGCTTTGCAAGATATAGCTAACAATATGCAAGGACAATTAGCTAATCAATCAGCAAGTCAATTCGACATAAGCAACAACATGCAAGGTCAACTGGCTAATCAAGCTAATAATCTACAAGCACAGTTAGCTAATCAAGGAATGAACTACAATGTGCAACAAGCTAATCAAGGCGCAAATCTGCAAGGTCAACTTGCTAATCAATCGTCAGGATTACAAGATATATCAAATAGACTACAAGCATCTCTAGCTAATCAAAGCGCAGGTTTACAAGGCGCACAACAAAGATTAGGTGCAGCCAATCAGTTAGGACAAATTAGTAATCTTGGTTTTGGTATGGGGCAACAAGTTAATCAGAATCTTGCAACACAAGGTGCAATGCAACAAGCACTCCAGCAAATGGTTATGGATAATGCGGCGAATAAATTTGCTCAATACACAGCGCAACCAGCAGTTGGTTTGCAGTATCTTAATGCAGCGTTAGGTGCTACCCCATCAGACAATGTGTTTAATCAAACCAAAACAACAACAAAAACACCTGGTTTATTTGATTATCTAAGTTTAGGGGCATCAGGTTACACAGGAGGCAACTAATGGCTAGTTTTGGATTAGGACAAATGATTATTGGTGGCTTGATTGGTAGTCAATTAGGCAAAGGTGGTTTGTTAGGATCGGATGACGAAGATAAAACTATAAAGTCAATGGGAGAATACAATCAACCACAAGCACAACCACAAGCACAAGGTGGAGGAGTGTTTGGTGGTATTGGTGGTATGGTAAGTGGCATAAGCAATCAATTGTTTGATGGTATGAGCCAAGAGCAAGTAGCTAGATTAGGCATTGGTTTTAATTCAATGCGTTTAAACCCTAGTAATACATTAGCAGCTAGTTTTCAAACAACAATCGATAATAGCATAGCAAAAAATAAATTAAAGCAACAAACTAATGCAACTATAGATTTTCTGCAAAATCAAGTATCAGATATGTATCCAAACGGTAGAACAGACATCGTAAGTATGCTACAAAAAGGCATCATATCACCAACTGATGCAATTAGCATGATGAACAAAAAACCTACTGTATTAGCCGAAAAATTTACAAAATTTGACAACCTAAAGAAAATATATGGTGGAGCTGACAAAATACCACCTTATGAATTGCAAATATTAGGCATTACACAAAACGAAGTAAACAGTATAGAAGAATTTGAATATTACAAACAAGGTTTAAAAGAAGGTGAAGAAGCATTGTCGTATCTACAGTTTTTAGAATTAGGTTCACCAAAAACCGAAATTACAGTTGAAGGACAACAAGTAAT